AGAGGAGATGTCAGCGGTAGTTGAGCAGCGTTATGTGACTACGACCAACTTCCTCATGGAAGACGTCGAAGGTTATACCGACTTGCCTCAGGCCATCCAAGACTCCGTGGTCCAGATGGGTGTATCTCTTGGGTACGAAAGGCTCAAGAGTGAACTTCCTGATGTCATCTCTTCCCTGCAAGAGGCTGCGAGAAGCACAAAAGGCTCTGTCGAACAGGCTTCTGCGTTGGCTAAGGCTCAGTTCAGTATGCTGTACAATGTAGCAGAGGACGGGTCCGTTAAAGCGACTGCTTGGGTGAAAGAGAACGCGAAAGAAGCCCGTCGTCTTGTTAATGAGATGGGAGAGGGTATCAAGTCTCTTGCCTCAGAAGGGTCAGAGCAGGCGGGGAATATCATATCTTCTGTCGTTGACACTATCATTCCTTCAGAAGGGTCAGGTGCCCCTAGTAGGATCGGAGTAGGGGAAGAACCCTCCGCTAATGTGGTAGCAGAACTGGCTAAGAACCCTGCTGATGCTGCCATGAAATACTATGGTCTGAGTGAAGGGACTAATGGTGGGGCTGAAGCTATTAAGGCTATGTTCGAGGGTGCCGTCGGTTCCTGGAATCCGGGGAATAAGTCAGTAGCTGAGTTCGCCACCTCTAGTGCATGGTGTGCGGCCTTTATCACACAGGTCCTTAAGGATTCCGGTGTCGATACCAAAGCCCTCATGGGTGGTGACAAATTCGATCAGATCAGGTCCAAGTCTTACCGTAATGTAGGTACAGGTGTCAGCCTCAAGAGGGCTAAACCCGGTGACCTCAGGGTCAAGAGACACAGCGAGGATGACAAGAAGCAGTACGACCTCGGCTGGGGCCACGTAGGTATCGTAACCAAGGTGGACGGGGATGAAGTGTACTACATCGGTGGTAACACTGGTGACATGGTGCAGATAAGCTCTTACAATGCAGCAGAAGAGGACGTAAACATTCGAAGGATCAAGGGTGCATCCGACATTGAACCTGAGAACCTCCCTAGCTTTGGTCAGGTGACCCGTCTCAAGGCTAGTGCAACCCTCAGTAAGGTAGGTAACAAGCTCACAAGCCTGTGGGAGGATATTTTCAACTAACCTGAAGGAAGGGAGGTGGTGATCTATGCCCAAGAAGCAGGGCTACAAGAAGACCGTCAAGAAACACACGGCACCACGTAAGAAGAAGAGTATGAAAACTCCGAAGATGCGGTGACCGCTGGAAAGGCCTCAAGGGGAAACTCATGAGGCCTTTCTCTTTTGACCACACCTAACGGAGACAGCCTCGTGTATCGACCACCCTCTTACGACCCTGTCTCTGACCAGATTCTTCCCTCCACCCAGTAGACGAGACCACTGAGTGTGTGTCAGCTTCTGGCCGTCATGCTCAATGAACCTAGAGGTAGTCTTGTTGTTGTTCTGAACGTCCCAAGTTGTCCACCTGCAATTCTCAGGTACGTAGTCACCCCTAGGGTCTATCCTGTCTAGGGTGTGTTGCATATCAGGACGTACACCCATGTCCTCTACGAAGTTGTCGAAGCTTTCAGCCCATGGAGGGTGGACCCTTACGCCTCGACCTCCGTAGTACTCATATGAATCCCTCCCCGGATCGGTGCAGCGGGCCACCATAGCCCACCACACACGATATGTAGGGAGGTCCTTCACTTGATAAGGGCATCCCAAGACACAGGGAACAAGGGTCGAATGACACTGTCCCAATCCTTAGCTAAATCCTGGATTTCCTTCTGAGCATGAGCATCTGACCGTTGCTTGTAAGCCCTAGCCCATGCAGCCAAGGAGCCAGTCACGTAGTAGGACGTGTACATGGACTGAGGCAGGACCATACGAGCCTGCTCAGGGGCCACTCCTGAGTCCAGCATAGCCCTGTAGACATCGAGAGCATGGACGTGGAGGTTGTCAAAGGACCTGCTGATAGGGGTCACCATGTCTGAGATGACTTCACCACCCATGACCACCCCGATCCACTCAACTGATCCCTCACCTGAACCCTGCTTGACACTGCCGTCAGGTCGGGTCCTCCAGACGTCAGGCTTGTAGAACTCAGGCTCATCATCCACGTACCTACGACTGACCTCATTGTAGGTGAAGCCGATCATATGCTTGAACCTCTGCCTTGCGACAAAGATTGGGACAGTCTCCCTCATGGTGATCTGAGGGTGAGCGAAAGGTGTCCAATGACCGTGACTTGCGAGGTAAGAGATGAGGCGCTTGTCTTCTGCCCTAAGTTGGAGTGGTAGGTCCCTGTCGCACCTGTAGCAGGACACTTCGTACTCGTCACAAACGATCTCGCAGTCTCCCTCGCAAAATCCTGGTACGACTTCTGGGTAACTCTCCTTGTCAAAGGATACCCTTGCGGCATTCACTACACGGAGGTCGTCCCCCATGTGATCCACATACTCAGCTTTCATCTTAAATTCCTTCCGGTGTGTTGCTTTCAATGGCGAGGACAGGACCCCCTACCACCAAGGACTCAATGTTGGATCGAAGGGTTCCATCAAGAGACAGAAGGGTCCCACGGTAGTTGAGTACCGTGAGATTGATCCTCCGCAGTTCAGCCTCAGTGGCCCCCTCAACCTTACGTTCGTTCAGGTAGTCGATCAACTCGCCCAAGCGGTCCATTAGATAGTTGACCGTGAGTTCCTTGGCGTCGATCTCGACCGTGACGGACACAAGGTCCAGGTCTGTGTCTTCCTCATTCATGTGTCAAACTCCACAGCTACCACCTTTGCCTGAAATGTCGCAGATGTCATGAGACAGTACTCCTTCCATGAACTCTTCACCGAGATTGTCCTTCGCCTCACTATATGGCACAGACGTAAGAGGCTGTCCACCCCTAGAACCATCAGGATACACAGTGAAGCCTCTCAGACGAGGGGCATACTGCGACAACATGGTAGCGAAGCCCTCGATCTTGTCCGCATTGTTGTGCTCCGTACCCCATGCCGGGAGGTTGATGGTCGAAGAGATAGCCATATCGACGTAGTCCTGAACGTCAGCCTGAAACTTGATCCTACGCTCAGGATCAGATGCCAGATCAATAGCACTCTCGATAGTATCAGGATCAACGCCAGTCGTGTCGATGATCTCCTGTGCGGCACTGTCAACGACGTACTGGTAGTGCCAGTCAGTACCGTTCTTGAGGTAACGACGCTTGTATGCGACAGCGAAGATAGGCTCAATCCCCGTCGTAGTGCCTGCGAGGATACCAATGGTCCCCGTGGGAGCCACAGCGCGAACACCCTTAGGCTGCGCCATGGACATCTTGTCGGCCATCTCCTTAGCCGTCTTGTCGGAGACACCCTTGTAGACAGCCAGCCACTGATGAAGCTCAGGGACTACCTCGTAGCGGTAACCACGAGCGATCAGCCACTCATGCAGGCCCATGAGGCCCAGACCGATACGGCTGTTCTCCTTCCGAACACGCTTGACCTTTTCGTAAGGCACGTCAGAGCGGCTGAGGCCACACATGAGGAACTTCGTACCCAGTTCAACAACCTCCATGAGTTCCTTCACATCCTCAATACGAGAGAAGTTGACGGAGCCAAGGTTGCAGACGTCTGAGTCGTCCTCTGAGGTAACCTCAGTGCAGGCATTACGAAGGGTCTCATTCTCCTTGTCGAAGAAGTTGAAGGAGAACCCTGGTTCACCGGTACGGAGGGCCTGAGCTACGTTCCTGAGGAAGACGTCTGACATGTCACCAGCCTGCATCTTGAGCAGCCAGTCAGTGTCGTAGTTCACAGACACATTGGTCATGTCCAAGGGAGCAGGGAAGTTGAAGTCATGGGCCTTCGCATCAGCATAGGTAGCAGAGGTGCCGGGGATCGACATGGTCTCCCAGTTCTTAGCTGACAGGAACGTATGCACGTCTCCGTGCTTCCAGTTGAGAGACGCATAGATAGCTGAGCGACGAGAGCCACCCTGCATGACACGACGACCAATCTCATTGATCATCTGCATCTTAGGTACAGGCCCTGAAGCTACACCACCAGTACGGTGGATCAGAGCACCTGACTCACGGTAGACGGAGTAGTCGATACCAATGCCCCCACCAGTCATAAGACAAGACTCAGACTTCCACGACAGGTTAGCCCAATCCTCACGAGTATCCTCTTCAGCCTTCAGCAGATAGCAGTTGTTGAAGAACTTGTTGGGCCGACCAGCATAGTACAGGTAGCGGCCACCTGGAATGAACTTGAGTTCCTTGATGTACTTCTTCAGAGCCTCCCTCTCATCGAAGGTCATCTTGAAATGGACAAAGCCTGCACGAGCAGTCGAAGGGTCCTGCGTCACGTCGTCCACTAGGGTATCAGCGAGATCAGCCATGGTCTCAGCACCCTCATGGGCGTACTTGTTGTTGAAGATGTCCTCCGAAAACTTGCTTCGGAACATAGGATTGCGATTACTGGCCCTCATTTAGTCTAGTCTCCTTTCTTGTCTGTTGTTATTCGTATTCGTCGAAGTCATCGAAGAAATCGTATAGGTCTACGTGGCCTTCTTTAACGAGCCACTTAAGTACCACCACAGGATCGACACCTGACTTGTCGATAATGTCTTCGATTGGGGTCGTCTCAGCCAGAAGTTCCAGGAGTTCCGTCTGGCGTACCATTGAAGTCATACGAGGTCTCGGAGGTCACAAGGTTTGTAGTTAGGACCCTTGATAACCTTTCCATCTTCTCGGTAGACCGGGTTCCCGTCGTCATCGAGCTTCGACATATTGGAGGCATGGACCCTCTCGAAGGCTTCCCTCCAGTCTACATCGAATGAGACCATCAGACCAATGACCGTGTAGAGAACGTCACAAACTTCCTTGATGATCTCTGCCTTGTTGTCCACTGTCGGATCATATGATGCGATCTCGACAGCCTCAGAGAGTTCCTTGGCTTCCTCTAGGATCAGTCGGGCGCGAAGCTTGGCCAAGTCTTCGAATGATTTCTCATGTGAAACATCATCTGTCACATGGAAGGTTGTATCCAGAGGAAGGCCAAAGGCTCGGTGGAAGGCATAGAGGGACTCGACGGGGTCATAGAGATTATCTTCATTCATGAGTCTTCTCCATTTACAATGTGGTGCTGAAGGAAGTCTACCAGACTCCGTGCTGTGTCCTTCGACATCTCTAGTTCAGTCCAAGCGTCTCCCGAGGCCATCTCAAAGAAGAAGCTGCCATACAAGAAATCCACCTTGATGTTGTCAGACACATTCATTGAGCAGTCGGCCTTGAAGGTGTAGTCCTCGAAGTCAAAAGGCAACTGCTCAGGGTCCTCAGTTGAACCCTCAGTGACACGCTTGATCTCACGCTCAGTGAACCACTTGATCTTGTTCAGATCGTACATAGGGGGCACACCGTCCTTACGACCAAGGCGATAGCAGGCCTTGAAGATGTTACCCTGAGAGAAGTTCATCTCCTGAGCTTCGATCAAGTCTTGGACACAGGTAGCACCTTCAGGGAGGTCGTAGTAATCAGAGGAAAGTCCGTTGCTTGCACTCATTTCAGTTCTCCTTCAGTTTCAAGACAGCAGCCTTAGAGGCTCTGTTGAGTTTCTCCTTGGTCCACTCAGTTGGGACCGTCTTGTCGGCATACTTGAACCCATGGGTGTCACACCAGTCACCGTATGTCGTCCTGGACCCTTTATACAGCTTAGCCCTACTGTTCGTAAAGACAAATCGTATGTCCAAGTCGGGATGCTGCCCCTTGATTTCAACATGCTTACGTCGGTCAACACTTGTGAACCTTCCTTTGGTCTCGACGATGATGTAGTTCTTCAAGAGCAGGAAGTCAGGGGTGTACTTACGCATCTTCCTGTCTTCCCACGGTATCTTGAAGGTCTCGTACTCGTAAGCTGCCTTCCGTTCCTCCAGATCAGCAGCCGCTGAAGCCTCAAGGCCTGACCTGTACCCTTCAGCTAAGCCTCTTTGGGATGCACCCCTTATCTTACTCATGTCAGAAATCAGGGAGGCTGTCGGAGCTAGGTACGGTCTCAGGTTGAACCCCTAGTTCTT